TTTAGCTAGACAATTTACAACTACATCGAATTCATCTTTAGGAAACGATCCATATTATGAATTTATACATGGTAAAAGGGGTGAAAAAACTTGTAGACAAGATCCACGATTATGTGATCCAGATGCCAGAGGAGTTCAACTCGAGGCTTTTGCTGGTTTACAACCAACAGGGGATAGGAGATAGATGTTCAGTATTATCAGCCTAATTTTATATTATAGTCATCGTTAGTAGATACTCGATTTGCTTAAACAAAATCTTAAGTAATAGTAAATGGCGTATCAACTCCAACCAGGAATGAAAATGGTTACCGATAAAGCGGTTCCATCCGTTTGTGCTACCGAAGAAGTCTTCGTGTATCCTCAGCCCAGTACTTTGAATTATGGTTCATCTAGACCAAATACCATGTTATATGGAACTGCTCCATACATGGCCGGTAAAGGTTCACCGTCTCAACATATAGAAACAAGTGACGCTCTTCGTCCACAATCTACATCTCGATTTAACAAGGTATTAGCAAAAACATACGAACAAAATTTACACCCACTTCAACATGTTGCGTGTAAAACCCCTCTTAGAACACGATCATACGAACCATCGAGTACTCGTGCCGAAGTTCAAAATGGTTTATTTCAGCAAAGATACCTCAATAAAAATGTTAATAACAAATAAGAATGGCTGACCCCATATCCATATTGGCTATAGCAGGACTCGTTTACGCTGGTCGTAAATTAAGTAAAACAGATGATGAACAATATTCAATCGAAGGAAATTCTATTCAAGGACAAGAAGAGGTTAGACCACCACCAATTGATGATTTGTACAGTAGAGACATGACAATAGAAGATTCATATTTAGGCGCACCATCGCCTCTAGTCGAACCTGAATATACTTCTAAACAGGAAATGTCTTCATTCGGTGATATTTCTCCTCAACAAAGATCATCCGGTGGGGAAGTTTTAGATATGCGAAATCGCATGATGTATGATGGTGGAAGAATGAATAATCTTTCACCAATAGAGCACCAAAATGTTGGTCCAGGTTTGGGTGTAGATCCAAGTGTTCCAGCAGTTGGTGGTCATCAGCAATTATTTAGAATTAACCCTGAAAATGTAGGTGCTTACAGACTTACAACTTTACCAGGACGGTCTGGTCCAGCATTTGATGGTAAAGGTGGTAGACGAGGAGTTGCGGGTGAACTTGGAAATAACAGACCCGAGAAAACATCGTTTCTTTTTGGAAGACTCCCACCCGTTCCCGGGCGTGCGCAAGGCATGTCTGGTAGAACACCAAGAGGAGAACACGAACGAACGAAACGTACAACAAATCGTTCCGAAACGGGTACTAGAACTGACACATTAAGTACAGCAGCACCTAAGAGAACCGTTTCTTCATTGACTCGTGCTGCGGAACCAACACGAAACAAGAAGGATGGTAACATTGAAGCTTATTCGTATTCCAACGCACCCGCACCAGGTATCCACAAATTCTCTCACGGATACTTAAATTCTCCATCTACTAAAATAGGGGAAAAACGAACGTACGGTGATAAATACACAGTTGAAGAATTAACTAAATTTGGTCTCAGGCCAACTGATAGAAGAGGTAAGGCGAGTCGTCCAGCGGGACCAGGTCGTATGAATGTACGCGCCGATCCACTCAATCAAGGTGGTATGGTAACAAGTGTTCGTTCGGATACTACACGTGTAGACGGACGTGTTAATTCAGCAGACGGTGGTTGGACTCAACAATACAGAAATAACGATTATCACCAATTCAATGCGTACAAGGGTATGGAAAATCCAAACGCGTCTTCATCTGGTTTAGGATTAGTAAAACGTCAACTTGCCGGTAACCCATTGTCACATAACCTTTCGTAAATTAAAAAAAATAACGCAAAACACTCATTAAAATAATGCTCCTATATTTTAATGAAGGTACATACCTTAGACATAGATAGTGGTGAAAGGGATCCCGTTTTTTACCCAAATCCAGCAGACTATGTTGTCTCTTTAAAAACCCCCATTTATAACGTCACGAAGATATCCATGATATCAGCGCGTATACATAATAGTCAGTATTTGATACACGAAAGTAATAATACTTTTACTTTAAATTCAGGTGGTAGTGATTATGAAATAAGTATACCTAATGGTAACTATAACGGTGTAGATCTAGCTTCTAATGTTGTAGCAAATTCGAGTAGTAAGATACAATCATCGGTGTTTAATAAAGATACAAATGCGATAACTTTTACAGCAAATAACCCCTTTACTTTTAAGTTTTATACTGGTACGAATGGGTATAGTAAAACTGATGTAACCGGTAAAACTACACCACACGATATACTTGGTTTACCAGCGAATGATGTACAATCTACACAATCACCGCCGTATACACTCGAAACTGGGAGTATTAATTTACAAGGTGCTGACGGAATTATTGTTAAATTAAGCAGTGGTTCTGATGAATTTAATAAGACTATATTTTCCGAAACACCTTTTTATACGGGTAGAATTCTTATGTGTGGAGACGTGATTAATTATTCGGGTGTAGACGACGCTGTTGAACATAATTTCGATAGTGGTTCTCAAAAGACAATATCGAGTTTACGTGTACAATTTTACTATAGTAGTAACAATAGACTCATACCATACGATTTTAGAAACGCAAATCATATATTAAAACTTGCGGTAACGTGTTCCACTGATAAATTTGTTAATATACCGAAATATAGACGAGACGAGACATTACCAACACCTATGGAAATCCCCAAAGAGTTTGAGGATGTACATAGTTGGGATTCTTTTATACCAATATTTATGGTAATTGCGACTGGGTTATTTTTACTTGTAATTATAAAAAAACCAAGTATCAAACTTAGCGAGTAACCGCGAAGATTGGTTGTCCTGGTTTTCTGACCTTCTTGGACAATCTAGAGACAACGATGAAGACAACGATGGACAAGAGTGTTGTGAGCAAGGCAGTGAGGGTATAGTTCATACCACCGTTCTTGTTGACTTTGACGAGTTGGTTAACCAACCATCTCACCAAGTCCATCCAAGAGAGGGCGGCGGCGAAGGAGAACCCGGCAACAATCGCGTTGAGGGATTGAGCTTCGAGTTCGGAGGCGACGAGCGTAATGGTTTCTTTAGCGGCAGACATTTTTTATTATAATTAGATATTTTATTCTGGGAGGAAGTCTTCATCCAAAAAAATTTTTTTATATTTTTTTGTGTTTTTCATATACCCTTTAAACGTTGTAATTTTTTCATCTTTCGATGAATTATACCCTGAAGAAGATTCCGATTCTGTTTCCGTTTCACTATCCGAATCTATTTCACTACCATCTGAATCATCTGATATTTTAAAATATATATCGTCGTTATTTACCCATCCATCAGGTTCACGAGTTTCCATTACTATCTATAGCATTTTTTAACATCTGTTCTGTCGGGTTTTTCGGCACCCATGTATCCCAATTATCATACGCCATGTTCATTTTAACAAACTTATATTCTCGTCCTGAGTATCTTTCAAATTCAATATCGTCTTCGTCTACTACGTCTAATTCTTCTTCTTCGCTATCCGAATCATTATAAATTTCTGGAAAATGTGATCCAGTTTTTTTACCAACTTCGTTCATTGCGCAATATTTCATTGCGTATTCCATATCTTTAGCGAGTATAGTATCACGATCACACGCTTTTGCGTATTCGGCCGCAAAAACTATGGCCTGTTCCATGACGGGTTGTACAACATTTATAGCAGATTGTTGAAACTCATCGACGAGTTGTAATGTAGCATCTTTTTCTTGTTGATTCATATTTAAAATAATGTTTTAGCAATACCGTTCTCCACTCGGAGTATGTTATAACTATGCGCTAAAACTCTAAGTTCTCTTTTACATTCATCTTCTGCGTTTAATGTTAGTTTTAAAACTTGGTCTTTAATTAAACTAAAATTGACCTGACCGGTGGGGTACCATCGTTCTGGTTCTAACGCAAAACTATACGAATAGTATCGCCTGAATAACTGTGTTCGGGAATGGTGTATACCACTTTGAACAGCACGTAAGTTTATACATTCACCCGAAGCACCTTCTATAGGAACAGAATCATCGAGTTGAAGTTCCAGTTTTTGTAACTGTTCGTAATTAATGTACCGACTATCTTGATCTCTCCATGAATTATCGTAATCGAACGTTGCGTTATAAAACCCGTTTACTGTTTTTCTTGTTCCTTGAATGATAAAGAAGAGTTCCTTAACGGGATTAATAAAATCAAGCCTATGTTTAATCGAAGTTGACCAAGG